CATTACTAAATTGGCCATCGTATGCCATCTGTATATCAAATGTTTCATATACAGACGTTCATGCGAGAGTCGGTACAGGATAGCCAGTTCCAATCGAGTAATTATTATTTGGAGACGTTAATGTTGGGGGTCAGGTAGTGGTTCTATATAAATTCCTATAGTCGTACTTGTATCTGAAGTATCACCAATTAATCTTTCCACTCTAATATTGGCATACTCTACTCAACTTCCAGGCTCCCCAATACTAGTAGTTCCTGCATAGATATGTATTTCTCCCGTACATCCTGAATATTCAGGATAAATAGGAACATTGGGCGTAACATTAAATTCAAAATATTCCCATTCTTCATTAGTGTCTGTTCCAGTCTCTCTTTTATATCAAGATCAGGATGAGTCGCCTCTGGTATCCGCCATAACTACTCAATATGCCCCGCCCGCATTCGTTCTTGCGTACCCACTTACTCTTATATTTTCAAAAGCATTAAATCATATTTCTGGAGAATAAATTTGGTCTGGATTAACGCCGTTATCAACAGTTCTAGTTATTCTTACTGCACTCCCATTATCAACTCCTGCAACTTTAAGTATATTGTCAGTAGAGCCCACGGTTCAATCATTTGGTGCGCCATCTGTTCATAATTCAAAATTTCCATTTGGGACAGGAACAAATAATTCATCTTCGTCGCCACTATTTTGTGTTTCTATTATAGTATTTAAATCATTAACTATAGTATTTAATGCATTAACTTGAGTAGCAAGAGAAGACGAGTCTTGAACAATCTGCCCAACATCATTAAAAGACACCGAATAATCGCCAAATTGGAAGACTATAATTTCCCCTTGACTTGCATTGCGAGCATTATTAACCAAATATTGATGTGACCTATCGTCAGGTTCAAAGTTTGGTATTGCAGAACTTGTGTCATTGAAAAAGTTTCAGAAGTTGTCGCTTGTTCTAATAAATGTGCCAGGCTCTACATATAATTCACCTATTACGGTATCAAACACTTCTTCTTTTTTTTCTGTGCTGTAGTCTGTTTTATAAACACTACTTGTTATATAATCATTCGTGCTAATTTTTTCATCAACGCTACTTGTTAAATTAGTTCCCATTACTCAACTACCTCAAACATATATCTATTTTCGAATATTCTTTCATAGCCCTCATCGTCTATTACTTTGAATAATATTTTATAATATCTTTCGGGCTCAAATTGATCCATTCATAAATCAAAATAATTACCATTTTCGTCGCAACTCATTTTTGTATTATCTGTGTCAAATGGAATTAATTCTAAACCACTATTTGTATCAATAACAGAATAGTAAGATGACGTTGGTAAATATTTTATAGTCATTTGAGCGGATGATGTGGCGAATGTTTTTGTAGGATACAATTCTCTTGGGTTTATCCTAAATCTTGGTTTGCCTGCTAAATGATATTTAGGTCTCATTCGTCTCATTGTAATATTAATATCATCAATTAATGTTGAGCCTGAAATTATTGGAGTTACCGAACCTGTTTCGTAGGACGAGTCATCTCACCTAACTTCTAAAGTTGGTTGAAATATTGTATTTGATTCTTTCGAAAAGAATTTAATCGAACCCAATGATGATGAACTTTCTTCATCGGAACCAGAACGTTTCAAAATAAACCCATCATTAACTATCGTATTGTCTAACCAGTTATTAACAATTGCTGTTACGTCCAAATGAAGGTCGGCTTTTTGATAAGAATATGATTGTGAAACTACCGAAGCTGTATATCAAGTTCCGCCACCTGCGGACGAACCCGTTGTTCCACTTGCTCACGAACCTGTTAACCACTCACTACCACTACTTGTATCTTTATATTTCCAACTTACGCCATCAGTAATTGCTGGACTATATGAAAATTTACCTATGCCCATTTCTCAACTTTCAGAAACTGGATGCCCGTATAATTTATAATCTAATGGGATTTCATTTGCGTCGGTTACATACATATTTAGATAGAATGATGCTGATGAGCTAATTGTTCCATCATTAATTGACGCAGAGATATTGCTTAAATCAAATTTAGTTAATATTCTTGATGAGTAAAATATACTATCTTTTTGATATTTTCTAATTTCAAGTATTTCATCTAAACCTGTATTTTGACTTAAATTATTTCCATATATCGTCGCATCCATGGAACTTGTTATCCTATAAATCATTTACTTTCTCCAATTTTCTTAATTCTTTTAATTCTCCAAATAACGTATCAGCATCAGTATAATGTCCAATATCTTTGCCCTTGTGTGTTAGGAAATAACTCTTACCTCTTGACCAATCTCTTCTATATGAATATTCAGAAGGTTCGGGTTTATATGGGTTTCTTGAAATATAAACCTTAAATTTATCTTGATGAATCATATTTTACTCTTCTTCCTCACCAAAAATATCTTCTTCGATTTGTTTTAAATCTAACTCTGTACCTTCTGTTTTTCACATTTTAACAATTCTAAATGTTAGCATTTTTCTTCCATTTATTGTTGGTTGGCCGTTTTTATCTGTGCCGAAACTTTTAACCTTCTCTTTCTTATTCTTAAACTTTCCAGTTAATATATCGTCATTTTTTTTTAATGGTAATTTTATCATTTGTTATTCTCCTTCAAATACATCACGAACAATTTGTTTCATAGAGCTTTCTTGTTTCAATTGTTCATGTTGTTGTTCGGCTTCAGTTTCCATTTTAATTAATCGTGTATAGTAATCTGGAAACTCTGCCAAATGATCTAGGGTAATTCTTTTAGCAATCTTCTTATCATTTGTATGTTCCATTTCAATCCCAATACCAGCTTGGAGTTCTGTGCCTATCACTTCAACATTTTTACCATCTCTAATACTTTCATTATATCTTCCATTATATAAGAATGATGACAACAAACCATATATTGTACCTTCTAACGCATGTTTATCAATATTTAACTTTTCAGCCAATTTATGCACTTGTGTATCGGTTGGGTTTTTATATTTTACAAAAAACTTTGCAATAATTTCCTGCAATTTCTCACTATCCACAATATATCTCCTAATCTACTTATTATCAAACAACAATGGTAAGAATTTTATAATATGCTCCTCTTTAACATTGAGTAATTTTAATAATGGACTTAAATTTTCAGCATGATGTAGGTGAAAATCATCAATTGCTTTCTGTAAGTCTTTCTTGTTTTTTGCTAACAAAATTGGGTAAAATTGTTTATTATTAAAATAAAATTCAATCTTATCAATTTCTCTTCCTTCTACTATTAAGTTTGTAAATTTGCTCATTTATTATCTCCTTATCTTGCCTTACCTAATATATCTTTTGATGGATATTTCAATGAAAATATTGAAGGGTCTAAACTTGGGAATACTACACCATTTTTGGTTGCCGCTTCAAGTGAATATAAATTGCCATCATACCCTTCTGATTCCAAATACTTATTAAATATTCGAACATCGTTTACATTTCTTACACCTTCAACTGCCAATAACTCATTCATTATATCAGAAATAATTATTGGTTGATTTATTTGCCATTTCTTAATATCAAAAATTTCAGTCACCTTGTCAATGCACTTTAATAATATTTCGTTCTTATTGTATTGTGGAAATGTAATAATTTCAAACTTTACACCAATATTAATAATTCACGCATCTAAAATATTAATAGCATCGGTTAACATTCTATATCTATCTAAATAAGTTTTTATATTTCTCTTAACGGCAGGATTTAATTGTGTTAGTTCCATATTTGCATTATATCCCAATGTGTATAAATTTAATGCCAATGGATTTATAATTTCTTCACTTCGTTTGTTAAATTGAGTATCTTGGGCTATATACACTTTAGCAATAGAGCCATATTTTGCAGGCATTGACATTGCTCTTGTAATATAATCTTCCTTTGTTACTGCCCTATATTGTGTTGCAAAGTGAGCCAAAGCATTTTGTCTAATTTCGTCTGTTGTTTCCGCCGAACTACCCCCACTTGCACCTGTTGAGTTTGATACGGCAACTGAACTTTTCACAGCGTTCACGGTTGCTACAGCTAATCCCGTTGCTGGTTCATCAAACGAAATATTTGAAACTTTTGTAATTTCGCCTTGAGCAACATTTGAATCAATACCACCACCATAACTATATTCAATTGTTAATGTTGTATCATAAGGTACTTGCCCGTATGTTTTTGTGTACATAAAGTTTGATGGGTCTATAGCACTATCTATGCCACTAACATCATTAATTGAAATGTTGTTATAATCACTTGGGTTTGGAATAATAATCTCATCAGGATTGTCAGAAATGCCAGCACCAAATTGTAATTGCACTTTATCATCGCTTGTAATTCTTTTAACAAATCTATTTGGAACTTTTCTTAATTTAAGAAGATATGGTACTGAACCACTATACTCTTTGTAATCATCCCAATGTATATTTGGCTCATCAATGAAAACTGCATCTTGTGCCAGGAATGGAACTTCATGTCATTTATCACTATCCGAATCGATGATGCTTTTTATACCAATAATATCGTCTCGCAATAATTCCATCTTCCAATATTTTTCTGGATTGGTTGGCGTTGGGTATGTCTCTGTTGCAATTTCGGCAGAATAAACTTGTACTTGTTTTTTAAGTAAAAAGTATGTTGCGTTGCCACTTCCATCATATTCATACACCGTTGGAGTCAAAGAGTTATCGAAATTGTTAAATATAATTGGCTCCTCTGTTCTAAATCTTATTGAATTATCACCAGTTGATGAAACTTCAAGCCCGCCATTTATTGTTAAAGCATAATTATAATCTGGCACTATTCTTTCAACACTCCCAGACCCAATTGCCGGAACAACCATATACACATCTAAAGTTGCACTTGATGGCGTTGTCACTTTTGGAATGTATCCAAAAGATTGTGCCAATATCATTACGTTTTCTCTTTCATCGGCTTGCGTAAGCAGTTGTTCTTTCATTTGATAATCTGTATAATATGAAAGTACGTCGCCAACATATGCGGCCATTTCAATAAACATCATACCAGGCGATTCAGCGTTAAAGTCATTATATGTATTTGGAAAGTATGTCTTTGCAAAATTAACTAAATCTTCTTTAAGTGCCCCAAATTCTTTATTCAAATATTTTATTTTTTTCTTTTCCATCTTATTCTCCGAATTATGCTACAATTATATCGACGTTCAAAGTATCTTGTTTGTTGCCATAAGTCACATAATTTACGGCAATATGGACTTTATTTCCATCATACTCATCAATTGATATTTCAACTTTATTTACTACAATATATGGCATTCATAGTTGCGTTTGCCCTAATATTCTATCTTTTAATGTATCAAAAGGCGTGTTAAGATTGTCGATGTTTTCAAATAATGTTTTGTAAATATCACATCCAAAGTTAGGGTGCATAATTCTTTCGCCTCTATTTGTTAATAATAAGTGTTTAAGATTTGATTGAATACGTGCGTCACTTGTCAATGTTGGATTGAAATACCCAAACTGACTATTTGTGATTGGCTGATTTAATCCAATAAATCTTCGCTTATCATCTTTCATTATTATTTAGCCTCATAAAATTGCACCGCTTCAGGAAGACCTGTACTCACATTCTCTTTCATTTTTTTTAATGTTTTTCTATAGTCTTTCTTGAATACATTAGCAAGTGCTTTGTTATCCATTACCGAACCTTGTAATGTGTCAAGCCCTAAGTCTTCTGATAATGTAGGAATTTGTAATTGAACGTTCTCATTTAGCCCACCATTCTCTTGCATCAATTGATCGTTATATGCTTCTCCAAGTTGCTTCATATCAGGCGTTTTCGCCCCATACTCTTCAAGCATTCCTGGCGTTGTTGTTAGCATAGTTTGTTTCAACATCTTATTGATTACTGGGTCTTTTGAAAATACAATTTTTTTCTCAGGCTCACTATCGACTATTTGCTTTTTTACTACTTTCTTTCTCTTAACTGGTTTTCTACCAATAGGTTTTTTTGTTTCGACCATAAGGTTTTTGCGAAGTATTTTTTTGAAATTTTCATCAAGTTTCCTTTCAACCGTTTTCTCCGTAGTCCTTACAACTATTTCGATAATGTTGGCAATAAAACTTTCATTCAAACTTTCCTTTACCGCTTCCTTCATGATTTCTTTAATTTCTGATTTTTTCATTATAACTCCTATATTTATCTTTTATATAATTTCTCGAAGTCAACAGGCATAGTGACATCTTTTTCTAAATCTTTTGAGGATACTTTTTTGATTTTACCTTTATTTAATCTAACATCAAATACACTATAAAATCTTGCCAAAACTAATTTAAATTTTAAGAATGATTTGCCCTTTTTCATTCCAATTGTACCAATATATAAACTACCTTTGTTATCTTTAGCAATATATTTTTCTGTATTATCTTTTGTTAAATCAAAATAATATTCCGTTTCCTCTTTTAATCTTAATATTTCTTCTTTTATCATTTGCCTAACTTCTGATTTTTTCATTACGTCTTCTATTCTAATACATCAAATAATAAATTATTAACTTCGTCTAATAACTTGATTGCTTTATTTATTTTATTTTGTTCGAACTTTGCTAACTTTCCATTTTCCTTTTCATGTTTGGCAACTGCCGCTTTTATTTTCTTTTCTGTCGATTCAATACTATTAAATAAAGCATTATGTATTAATGATTCATTAATAATTTTTCTCATTCCTCTAATTTCTGATTTTTTCATTTACTATCCCCCTAAACAACTCCGACCCAACCTGTGCCGATTATTGTTTGCATATATATTTTTAAATTATTTATTAAATTTTTTACGAACGCTTCGAAATCATTTGTATTATACAGCGATAATACATCTGGATTCCCAGCATTAAGTACTACATTAACGGGAATTACAACTGGAACAGGTACAAACACAGCCCCTTGTCAATATAAATATACGCCTCTGTTAAATAGTTGCTTCATATTTTCAATTATTGCAACATTATTTCCAGTTTTCCCAATTTTGAATGCCGCAATTCACATCTCTTCTAACATCTCACTATTCGCCCTTACTAACTTCTGCCCACTTGTACTCATAGCACTTGTTGTCATAGCATAATGATATATTTGCGCTAGGTACTTGGCAAAGTCCTCTTCATTTGCAAAGGAATAAAATTTTGACCTTTCTAAAACAGATATTTTAATTAATTCTCAATTTACCATAATATCTTACAATGTATAATTTTGCTTACTAAGGAATGACGATAGTTTACTTTTTATCGCTACAAATTGTGGTGTATTAATTGGTGGTGACGAAGGGCCAGTCCCAGTCATAACTTTTATTTTCGTTATCTCGTCAACTAATTGTTTTAGCAAATCTAACAAAGTATCTCCTTTTACAAGTTTTTCTTCTGCATCTAATCCAAGATAAATCGCTTTACTATTGATAATCGTTTCTTGATCGGAATTAATATTGAACGTTCCTTTTGCAGAAAAATTAATATTAGTGTTCGAATATCCAAGCAATTCATTATATTTCGCATTCAATATAATTCTATCAGAATTAATAATAATTTGCTTCCCGCTAAACTCACTTGGTGCGGAAAATGATTTCTGATTATTACATGCTATTGTTAATGGTATATTTCTATCAGAAGTGAATCATATAGATGAGAAATCCTTATTAATGTCTTCTACTATTGGTGCCAACTTTACGGTGCTTATATTAGGCTTTTGGCCGTTCCTAATCAAAACTTCGGGCTCTCCAGTTTCAGGGTTGTTGCCGAATCTAATAGAGTTACCAAATCTTCCTTCATAAATTATGTCGCCTTCTTTTGATTCTAATGGGTGAATTTCATCGTTTGGTTTGATTTCATTTCCAAGCACCAAATCTTCTGGCTGTGTATATCCTGATGATGGAGTGTCTTTGAATTTTTTTGTTAAACTAATATCTTGCATTGCATTGTGATTGACCGAATTTAATAAATTTAATCTATCAAAATAATACAAGCCTTTTGGCGTTAAATCGGGACCAGCACTATCTATTACACCTTCTCTTGTAATGTAATTAGCAACAATAACTATCTCATGTTTTAATGGATAACTTTTAACATTTGCATCGCCTGGTTTTGCTCAATTTAATTTTGCACTATTATCGCCGTAGCCATAATTCTTTTGGCTATACAATAATCTTACTTGTATTTTCCCAATATCCTCATACGTACTAAAACTTGGATGCTGGTCATTTAATATAACATCTAATACTTCCGCTGGCTCTAATTCAAAAAACTTAACATC